TACCCAATCATAACCGTTTCTGTAAAAGTATCTATGTCTATTTTATCAAAACAAAGATACTCATATGCTGCAATGGATGATAGTTTCCTTTGCATCTTAATGTCTTCCCGGAGGTTACCAGCCGCAACATCAAACCCTAAACCTTCTAACTGCTGTGCCTTTCCTTCGTTTTCAAAACCGCAATAAGTTAAATCATTATGTGTCTTTGCATATTTTAGAATATCGCTCAAAGCTATATCCTGCGCAAACAATCCCGATACTACCAAACAAAATGCTAATACAAACACTATCCTTTTCATGCCGCTATCCTCCTTACTTTCTTGAGCTGTTGATATACTTGTCTTTTGGGGTCAGCCCGTAACTCACCGTTAGACATCACCTGATACTTCCGGTTTTTCAAAGAGTCATCTCCATAAACCGATTTCTTAATTGCCTTCGCTAATTTATTTCTCATTGTATTCCTTTCGCTTTAGTAATACAACATCCAGTGTGAAGTTATATCCCAATTACTAATATCGTCTGAATGATTATACCTTGTCGTTCCGATTGGATTTTCATATCCTTGTAAGTCGCCATCCGAAGAAGTCTTTTTGTCTTTGCCTTTTGAATATAAGTAAAAATCATAATTACTTGGTGGAAGTTTCGGACTGCCGTCTCCTAAGAGAGGATAATCTTCGCCTAAGATTTGGTTAGGATATGGTGGTAAATCTCTGGGAAATCTATTTTGTAGATATACATATTCACTATTCCAAGAATCTTTTTTCATACCTTTAATATACGGGCCTTGCCACAGGGTATCTGAAGCTATGTCTAAATCCATCTCTTCTGTGTCTGGGTCTATGCCGGTTAATCTCCAACTCAACAGTTCGCTTGATGTCCAAGTAGGATGTTCTGTGCTAACTGACTCTGGGTAGAATCCCGTATCAGCATGGTAAAGTCCTACTGCTGTTTCTAAATTACGAATGTCTGCTACCGTCCTAATCATCTTTGCGTAATCTATACGCCTTGCTACATTGGGCATTATAATACCTGCCAATATAGTCAATATTACGCATACTGCCATCATCTCTAATAATGTAAATCCCTTCTTGTTCATAAATCCTCCTTTGGTTAGTTTCATTTTAATTTCTATGTATATACCCCTTGTTGCCAAAAATTAAATCCTTAAATTCCTGAAGTTTCATTTCTCGCCTCCTTTCAGTTTTTGTAAATCTCCAATTACATCATCTAAATTTTGTGGAGTATATCTCAAAACCTTCCAGCCCATTACAGTAGCACAGTTATACTTCTCCATATCTTTAATCATTCCCGGGGCGCGATTATGTCTTCCCTGAATCCAAAGCCCACCCTCAATCTCAATAGCAATCTTATCCTGTGGGTAAGCAAAATCAAACTTCCACCGGCGCGTAGGACAAAACTTATATTCTGTTTCCGGCATAGGATAGCCTTTTGTTCTTAATAAAGCAGCCAAATGAAAGTCCCACCTCGTATTACCCCTGCTGGCGCAACTTTTTATATTCTTCTTCATTTCTTCCCCTCGTATAGCAAGGTCTTGGGCATCTTGGGAGATTTTGGATTGTGTGCGAATATCTATTAAACATTTCCCCTTCTTGCTATACTTGCATATAAAACCCATTTTTTTATCTCCATTCATTTTATCCCACTCCTCTCGGCAAGGGCGGATTTTAGATTTTTTCTAAATATATTTCTAACGATAGCATCATTCCTCTCTATAGCTCTTTTTTGGTTTATGAGTTCATCTTTCCCCACACACTCGCTAACGAGGGAGAGGATAGCATTTACAAATTGAGACACGCATAAATCACAAGACATTTCTAAGTCCTTGTGTTTCTTTATCAATTCCACCGCCAAATCCTTAATTGTTTTTGGCATATTATTTCTCCTTATTTAACATCATATTTAATCGGGTTTCCGTCATTATCGTAGGCGTTTGCTTCTTCCCCTTCCTTGAGCCACTTGGATTTGTTTTTAACTAACCAAGTAGCTATTGCTCCTACTTGTGTTCTATGCAAACCCAAACAACCTCTTTCGCTTTGTAAAACTTTCCCTAACTTCCCCTCATCAATCGCTGGGGTGGGGAGTAAAATATTACCAATCTTTTTGTTTTTACTATCTTTATTATTATAAGTGTTCCAAAAGTTTCCTACCATATCTGTAAGTTCAATCGTTTTACCACTATATCTAATGAAAATTCCCTTTCTGCGAGGATTACTTCCACTTGCCCATTCGTTTTCTATAATATCTCCAAACTTAAATTCCCCCATATCACACCTCACTTTCAAAATGGGTTTTGATGGCTTGGTAAAACCTATCTGTCATCCATTCTAAATCTCTTGTATCAAAATCTGGAGTATCTCTAAATTCCTGCTTTATTATATTCTTCAACCCTTCCAACTTCCCCGCAAACTCTATCTGTGCGTTGATACAGGATAGGGCGGTTTGTAGGGCTTTTCTATCTTCTTGAGATAGATATTTATATGTCTTACAAGGGCGGGTATCATCCGATTCGTATAATAGTTTTTTTATTCCCTCTTTCGCCTTTTCTAACTCTTCCAGTTTCATTTTACCCCTCCAGTTCAGTTAATGGGTTAAATTTCTAAATCTTGTAATATTGTTTGAATACTCCCTGAAGCAAAATCTACGCTTTGTTTGTGTCGTCTTATTGTTTCTGCAAGTGAGCAAAGATTTGATTCTTGTAATGTCCCACCTTTTTCTACTTCTGATGGTGAAGATTTTGGTTTCAAAATTGGTGTTAACCTATCTACCAATTCTGCTATAACTTTAGCGTGATTTTCTAACGCCATTTCTAATTGTGAAACTTGCTGATTTACTGCTGTTTCCCTACTTCCTGTATTGTTATTCATTCCTCTCTCCTTTCTGCCATTGCCTCGTGGATGGCTTTTAAATCTTTATCTGTTATGCCTATTTCCTTCAGTTTTTTACTTAAATGACGTCTCCAATAATAAAGATAATCTCCTTCTTCCCTTGCTGGAAAATCAGTATAACCTTGAAGCCAAACAAAGATTTCAAGAAATTTATCCGTTTCCCTTTTCTGCAACTCTCTAATGGCGGTGTGGGCTTCTGCTAATCCCTGTTTACATATCACACACCTTATACATGGCGTTTTATCTATGTGATAAAGTCCAGCAATTAACCTCTTCAAAATCCCCATCAACTTGTCTGGTTTATCGGACATTGGAAGTCTCCTTTATTTCTTCTATGTCTTTAATAACGAAATCAATAATTTTTAAAAATTCAAACGGGTCTTTACTTTCCCAATTAACTTTACTTGCGATATAATAAAGAACAAGTTTCCACAATGGGGTTTTATTTGATTTCTTAATCTGCTTGGGCAAACTTAAATCATATACAAATAATTCTTCTAATGGATTTTTATTCTTTACAATTTTCTCCCTCATTTCCCGCCCTCCTGTTTTAATAACCTCATCAAATTATCTTTTATCCTAACCTCTGTGAATTTTTCAAGTTCCGTTATCAACGCCTGCACCTTTTCCCATGACGGCTCGGGCAGATTGTGTCCTTTAGAATCTGCGCCGATAGAAACGAAATTCGGCTTAATAAATTTAATAATTGTTTTTAAATATTCCAATTCAAAATCCAAAAGCGGTTCTATGGAAACAAACTGAGGATGAGTTTGCACGCCATATAAAGCCAATGCCCTATCCATTCTGTCGGGGGCACTGGAAAGCATGTTTTTTTTGTCCGTTTCAATAGTAGTTCCCACGCAAACCTTGTCTGGCATAAACCGTAGGGCTTCCTGAAAGCGTTTTGGATTTTTAGATTGGAAAATATAAGTATTGTCATATTTCCTGCAATGCTCTAATATCCGAGCAATCCATTCCGCAGGTATAACAT